TCACCTGAATCTTCGCCTTACCTCAACTAGCGCCGCGTCCAAACTCTCAGCATAGCCCTGCCCCGGCTCTGCGCCCCAGACCTCCCAGAGCCACGAGAGCGCCGGGTCGCTGATGTACGTGGCATAGACGCGGCCCACCGGCTGGCGATCTTTGCAGACCATCCAGTCATGGTCGCCGAGCGTGCGGCCTGCGATCACCGTTCGTCTGCGCGTCCACATGGGACACATTCATGCCGGGAGTTAGAAAAGAGAAGCCCGGCGCGATGGCCGGGCTCTTGTCCATCAGGCGTCGGACTCCTCAGGCCGGGATCTGCACACCGACCCGATCCATAGCCTCTCGGTAGTACCGCAGCGCCAGGCGATCCAGCACGCCGTCGCCAGGCACCAACCGCGCGATCGCATCCGGCACGGACTGCTGCGCGTGGTAGATCGCATGCGCCTTGATCACCTCGAATCCGGCGTCCGGTCCCTCGAGCAGCGCCGCCTCGACGCCGGACTTGATGGCCGAGTGCAACGCCTCACGCGCCGCCGCCTCGATCCTGATGCCGGTGAAGGCTTCGAGGAATCCGAGCCCGCGATTGACGCCCATCGTCACAACCAACACGATCAGACTGACCAGGGCGCTGACCAGCTCGGGGCTGGCGAGAAGGCTTTTGAGGAAGTCCATATTGGGTACCTTTCGGAAGGCGGCACGCAGCCGCGGAGAGGACTAGCGCGAGGCGCCAGTCGGTAATCACGAGGAAGGGGATGCGCATCAGGGCAGATCGAGGTCAGGGAGATCGACCGTCTGCCCTGCCAGCGCATGGCTGCAATCATTCAGGAACTGGATGCGCCCCTCGCGCACGAAGCTGTGGCAGAGCAGCGGCTTCGGCTCGAACGGCTCGCCACGCATGATGGCCGCGTGCTGCTGATCAGTGAGTTGCTCGGTGCCCTTCACCTTGATCGACGGCGAGAAGGTCGGCGCGTCTGGGTTGCCGTTGTAGCCCCAGCGCGGGCCGGGGCCTTCCCCGACTCCGAGCTGGTGCATCATCCGGCAGCCGGGGCACATGAAGGCGACCATCCCGCCCTGCAGAGAGCGGAGCTTTCGACCGAGCCGCGCCATCAGGCAACCCACCCCAGCGGCGCCCACGCGCTGTCCTCGACCTTAAAGCCGGGGCAGAGCTTGTTGGCGAATTCGTTGTGCCCGGCGATCCGGCGGATTTGCGTGGCGCTGCAGGCCTTGGCGATCACGGCGCGCATCGCCGCGAGAGTCTCGGCGGTGTAGAAATCCTCGGCCGCGCCCATGTGCGTCACGGTCTTCACCGGGACCATCGAGTAGCCGAGCGAGCCCGCGTTGTGGCCGATGACATGCGCGCCAATCTCGGACCAAGCGCGGCCTTCGATCACCTCACCATCCGGGAAGATCAGCCCGTGATAGCCGATGTCGCGCCAGCCGTTGGCGAGGTGCCAGCTGCGGACCTCCTCGAACATTTGTCGGTTCGACTTGCCTTTCCACCAGGTCGCCGAGGTCGCCGTGGTATGCAGCACGAACAGACTGACCAGGTATCCAGCAGTTCCTTGCAGCAGCTGCTTCTCGTGCGAGACCCAGCCGCCCCAGCCGGGCGACACCGTGACATCCTCGACGATCGCACCTGCGCGCGGCAGCCCATCGGCCTCGACCAAGGCGCGAAGCCCGCGGTCAAGTTCTGGCGTCCAGACGCGGCTGACCGGGCCCGTCGAGAGATAGCCGAGATCGATGATCGCCTGATGCATCTGCTCGACCGGATCACCCCAGCGGCCCTTGTGCGCCGCCAGCAGCGCGAGCATTCCTCCCTCGGTGCGCGGCCCCCACAAGCCATCCTCCCGCCCCGACGCGAAGCCGAGCGCATTCGCCCCCGCCTGAAGGGCGCGGATTTCCTGTCTCATTGCGATCTCCAATAAGAAAAGCCCCGCGCGGCGGCGGGGCGTGACAATGCTGAGTTCAGCGTTAAGTTAAGACCCGAGCGCGGCGCGGACTTTCTCCCTCCACCCCACAAGTCGAGAGAGTTCAGGCCTCATAAATTCAATCCTTAGCGGGATTATCTGGCCAAACGAGGCCGGGCGCCGCGCTCACCCCAACAGTTGATAGGTCACCACGTCCGTGCGATCCGGCACGCGCTTGCCGGCGCAGTCGTAGTCGAGCACGAGATAAAGCTCGATGCGCCCCGGCTCGAGACCGGGCGGCGGGACCATCTCGACGCGCAGCTTTTCGAAGTCATCGCCGATCTGGCGCCGCACGCTTCCCGGGTGCGGGCGAGTCCCAGCCAATGGCACATTGCGGCTATCGGTGAAGAGCGGCGTCCAGTCGGTGAGACGGCAGTCTTTCCCAAGCCGAGTGCGCGCCACCGTGAGCCAGAGCACCACGTTCTCGCCGATCGAGACCGGCTCTTCCACATAGGAGAGCCCCTGCGGCTGCCGGATCACCCGATCCTCACCGGTCGCGCGCCGCACGTCCTCGGCCAATCCTTCGACTGTGTCAGCGAGGCGCGTTACCGCCCCTTCCGTCGCCAGGCCGTCTATGCCCAGCTCGGCTTTCACCGTACCCACGATCCAGTCTCGATTGTAGGCATAGAGGCCGTAAAGGAAGACCAGCATCATCGGGGTCACCACACCGACGAGGTAAAGGAAATCGCGGACAAGGCCCGCGCCCGTGCGGACGCGCGGCAGGAAGTCTTTTATGCTCATGTCTTGCCTCAAGTGGTTCCCGCGGAGAGCGGACTGGATCGTTTGCGGGTGAAGCCGCTTCAGATCAGCGGCCGCTCCCAGTCGATCGCCGGCAGCGCGCCGAGGATCTCCGCCGCCGTGATCTCGGCATTCGCTTCCTGCATCTGCACCGCCATAACCCAGACCTCGTCGCGCCAAAGCGCAAAACGCGCGGCCTCTTCCTGGAAGCGCACCTGGTTGCTCAAAGCCCAGGAGACGAGGCTATCGGCCGAGGTATAGCCCCTGCCCTGAGCCACCTCATTCAGACGCCCCTGAATGGCCGCGTCTATGGCTGCCTTGCGCGCCGCCTCGGCCGAAGCGGCCTTCGCTTCGGCGGTGATCATCTGGCTGAAGTCGATATTGCTCATACGACGGCCTCCTCGGATTTGGTTTCGTCATAAGGCGGCAGCGCGACCTCGCCGTCCGTCAGCACCTCAATTGGCGTCGGGAAGCGGGTTGCCTCGGGAGCGTTCAACCCATGCGGCAGGATCACCGGCACAGTCAGAACGCCCGCTGCGTCGCGGGTCACGTCACCCGCGATCCAGTCGCAGGAGATGGCCGCGCGGGGCAACGTGGCTCCGTTCAGAAGGTCGGTGAAATCGACCGTCTGGCCGTTGCCGGTGAGAGCGTCGCCCGCCTTGGAGAGCGTCAGAGGCGCGCGTCCGCCGACGGGGCTAAGGGTGATGTTCATGAGTTACTCCTTAGTACCAGAGACCGATTGCGATGAGGGAAGCATCAAGCGCCTGCCGCGCACCCGAGACATCGACCGCGCGAATCGAGACGCTCGTTGCGAACCCACCAGGCCCGGTAATGCCACCGACAGACAGGAAGCACGCCGTCCCGGCGGTCGCGGAAACTGTACCCCCCACCGCCGGACGGCCAGGGGATGCCGGGTAGGCGAACTGATGCGGGTAGGTCCAGGTGACGTCCGCGGATGCGCTCGTAGAGAATGCTTGCGCCGTGCAGATCAGCGTGCCGTCCGCTAATTTGGTGTACTCTCCGTTGGCATTGCGACCGCGCTCCACTTCTCGCTCCACGACCCAATAGGTGCCATCGTAGCGCGCCACGGTATGGACATCGGTGCGGATGTACCCCGCCGGCAGAGCGACGCCTGTCACCGTTCGACAGGCAATCGCGCCCTTGCCATCGAGGTTGATCGTAGTCGCGCCGGTGTTCGTCTGGCTCGCGCGGAATCGCACTTCCTGCCCGGCTTGCAGGCTGGAAATTCCATAGGTGAGCGTGACCGCGTTTGCCGTTCCTCCAGCTGAGCAATAAATGCCGCCAAGAGTTTGCGCGGCGACGCCGGTGATGGGTAAATCCACCTGCATCGCGGAGGTGGTCAGCAGCACCCGACGAATGCCGTTCGTGGCGATCCCGAGCTGGTTCGCTGCAACTCTGTAGAAGCCCATCCCGGTGCTCGAGAGGAACGAGATAGCCGGCGCCCCGACCGAGCCATCGCCAAACCGGCCCGCGAGTGCGCCGTTCGCGTAGGTCTGGAACTGCGCGATGGCTGCGGTCAGAGCATCATACGCCGCCTTGAGAAAGCCCTTAATGGGCACGATCTCATAACCTTGCCCGCTCTGGCTCGTGCCGGTAAAGCTGCGCGCCAGGATGAGCTGCGTGTCGCTGACGACCGCCGCGACCTCATAGCCATCGCCGCCCAGAAGGCGGAATTCCTCGCCCACCTTGACGTTGGCCACGAAGGCCGTGCCGGACCCCGTCACCGTCGCGCTTCCGTTCGTGACACTGACCGTGCCGGTTCTGTACCAAGCCATTTTCTAGCCCTCCTAGTAGTAGGTGACGGTCTCGGTGCCGTCATCGTTTCGGGTAAATGAGACGCCGGGTCCCGGCGCGTATTCCTTGGTGCGCTGCGTCGCCGAAACTGAGCGGGGCCGATCGCGCCCCTCCCGCTCCGGGGTGGGCAGCCGAGTCTCACCGCAAGCGGCGAGCGTAAGAGCGGCAAGGATGAGGAAGGTCTTCATGCTTTCACCTCTGCGGGCCTGGTCGGCCATATGATCGTGTTGGGGAAACCGGACTGCGCCGGCACGTCGCGAAGCGCTTGCCGATAGGTGGCGAAGGCTGCCTTGTTCGCCGCCGTCAACTTGGCATCTGGCAACTGCGTCCAGTCGCATTCGAGCAAGCGCGCATTGCGTTCTTCACGTCCCGCCTCGGCAAGCGATCCGAAAGCGGGTGGGATGCCGCCCGAAAAGGTCGCCTCTGCAATCAGCCCACTCGCATAGGCGTAGTAGAGCTCGAAGTAGGCGCCAGAGTGCGAGGTGCTCGGCGTGAGGTAGCCGTATCCCGCGGCCGTGTTGGTCGCATAGCGCGCGAGGAAATCGTCGTAGATGGCTCGCGATGGTGTCACCACGTAAAACCCCGATGGCGCGCTCGGCGTCACGCCATCCTGCACCTCGCCCCATCCTGTGATGAGGGCATTGCCGCTGTTCGTATCTGTGATGAAAAATGGGGTCGCCATGCGTCACCGCTTGTATTGGGTGGCGCGGAGCCACGGATAAATGATCTGCGCCGTCTTATCGTGGCGGTTGTGCGGGTAATTCTTCGCCTGGACAGAATAGGTGACCGTCCCGCCGGCGGTATTGGTGTCCTCCACGGTGAAGCTGTAGGAATTGCGCGCACCCTTGAATCCGGAGGTATGGAAGAGATTGCCCGCAAATACCGAGCCGCTGCGCACGACACGGAATTCGGCCGAGGCCCCATCACCATAGACGGCGAACGGCGGCACCCCTGCCATTTGCCCGCCAAATTCAATCTGCGTGCGGACCCCGGCGGTGCGCGCGAAGTTGAGCACCGCGATGGTCTGCCAGGTCGTGGGGAGCGCCTCCACCGCTGCGCTTTGCACGTGAGAGGGGACTACGACGGCCCCCTGCTTGATGTTGAGCGTGTCAACCTCGAGCGCGCCGATGAAGGCCTCGGCCGCGGCGAGGCTGATCAACACCGCGTCGTCGATCTGCGTGAGGCCGGTGATGTGGACGTAGTCTGCAGCGAGACGGTAGGTCACGGTCGCACCGTCGGTGCCTTCCGAGACGCTGACCATTTCCATCACGTCCTGGTCGTTCAACCGCCAGACGAAGCCCGAGACGATGCCGTCCAAGCCAGCCTTGGCAAAGGCCGTGGCCTCGGCTAGCGCCTCGAGGTCACCGTACTCGGCACTGATCTTCTGCTCGACCGCCGCCACCGCGCCATCCGCATCGACATACGCGCCCTCGATCGTCGAGATGCGAGCCAGCACCCCGCCCGGGGTATTAAGTGTGGCCTCGATCACCGCCGCCCTCGACGCTAGGGCGTCGTCCGCCGTTACACGCACGCGGCTTTCATCTTCGATCGCCGCACGCGCATCGATCAGGGCCGCACCGAGCAGAAGCCGCTCGGATGCTTCCGCTTCGAGCCCTTCCGTCACGCTGGCTTTCTGCTCGCGCAGAGCCACCGCAACGCCCGCCTTCACCGCCTCCAACTCGCTGAAGGCGTCCCAGGCCGCCGCAAGCTGCGCCTCCTCCATCTCTTCACCTTGGCGCACCGAGGCGAGCAGGAAGGTCCGGCTCTCGCTCGCCGCCGCAAGCCCCGCCTCGGTCTTCTCGACACGCCCGCGGGTTTCCTCGAGCGTCTCGACGGTGGCCGCGAGCCCTGTCTCTGCGTCGGCAAGATCGACCTGTGTTTGCGTCAGGCTTTCTGACAGCGCCTCCGTCTCACTGGCCTGCGTGGTAAGCCGCTGCTCAATCTGAGCTCGGCTGTCCGCCACCTCGACATCGAGCAAGGTAACGCGCTCAGAGATCGCCTCATCATTCTCGTTAATATAAGAGCGCAGGTCCTCACGCGCTTGCGCTTCAGCCGTCCTGATCGCCTCATCTCCGGTGAAGCGCGCCCAGGCTTCGACAATGGAGAGCTGCTGCCCATCGGCTAGGTCATTGCCGATAATCCGTGACGCCTCAACCGACTCGGTGATGGCCGCATTGTCCGGCAACGCAGTCAGCGTCACTTCTGCCGCCGAGAGGCGCGCCTCCACAACATCGAAATCGGCCGATGTCACCCGCAACTCGAGCGCGTTGTTGAGGCTGTCCAACTCGGCCGTCACCGTGTTCATGGTGACCAGCCCGCCCTCGACCGTGAGCGTATCGGTCAGCAGCTGGACCTGCGCTTCCTCAGCGCTGATCGTTGCCTCCGCATTGCTCAGGCGCAGCGTAATATCGTCCAGCAGCGGAATTTGAGACGGATCGAGCACGGCCTCGGCGAGCGCCTGATTAACGTACGCCACGGTAGCCCGCAGCGACAGCTCGCTCTCCACAGCGTCAAGATTGAACTGCACATCCGAATACCTGTTCTCAAGGTATTCGACGGCGGTGATTTTCACCGTGCCATCCTCGGGGCTCACATAGATGCCCGCATCGCGGATGACGGTGTCCGTCGCGAACTGCGCCTCGCTGAGGTCCATCAGGCTCTGCAGGATGTCGTCTTGCGCCTCTTCCGCCTCGTAGATGCGCGGGATCTGCACATCGAGGCGGTCGCGCTCCACGCCAATCTGATCCTGTAGCGACGTCTCATTGTCGAGCGAGCCAAGACTACCCTCGATCGCATCCAGCAACTCACGGATCGTGCCGCTCTCAACGTCTTCAAGCGCTTGATCATGCCGCTCGAAGGCCGTGTCGATCCGGTCCCGAAGGTCATCTGCGATGTCGGCTGCGCTGATCCGAAGATCATCCGAGGTAACCGAAAACCACGCGGACCACGTGCGAAGCGCCGGCGCCCCGGTGACAAAGCTCGCCCGAACTTGGTATTCAACATTCGGGAGGATGGCCTCTGAAATTGTCAAATAGCCATCCGAGGACTCCGCGAAGAGCCCGGTCTGCATCACTGCGCCGGTCGCCTTGACCCGCAGCTGCCAGGTAACCCTCAGGGTCGTGTTGCCGAGAACGCTCCATGCAATTCGTATCGCCGGGCGGCGACCAGCGCCGCTGGCGTCAGCCACAGTCGCCGGGGTGACAGTCAACGTGATTGCCGGGGGCGGAGGCGGCGTGAGGCTGGCGACGAGAGGGGAGCCCGCAGAGACCCAGCCGCGCGTCTTCCCATCCGCCCCGACCGCGCTCACCTCGACGCGGTAGCTCTCACCCTCCTCGAGCGCGCCCGTCAGCAGGGTGTATTCGCCCGCGGCGACCTTTTCCCCGTAGACCCATGCGGCCTCTGCCTCGGCGTCGGACCACCGCAGCTGCAAGGTTACGCCCTCGGCCGCCGAACCGGTCACGAAAGGCGCGAGCTGCACCGCGATACGCGGGCGCACCGACAGGTCGGGCAGCACGATCTGGGTGAGGCTCGAGGAATAGGCCGAGATCACCACCGGGGCCGGTGGCAGACCTGCGGTGGCCGGATCGCGCGGCTCGGTGATTACCGGGCTGTAAGGCGGGATTGCCCCGCTGTCCGCGTCGAGGACGGCGGGCACCGCGTCCACCAACTGCAGCTCGGCGCTCTCATCCGGCTTCGGCCGCACGCTGGTGACAATGAGGTCCACGCTTTCCTGCATCAGCTCTTCGACGATCGCCAGGTCACCGACCGCAATGTCGCCCGCCGCCACATTGGTGGCCGGCGTCCAGACGCGCGTCTGGGGATCGACCGGAGAAAACGCGGTGAAGCTCTGATTGCCGCCGACGTTTCGGACCAGCATGCGGAAGCTGGCTTGCTCCATGTCGAAAACATCATCGAGGACGAGACTATCGACGAACCCGTCGCCGCCCACGGTGATTGCCTTGATGCGCGCCTGCCCCACGCCGATCAGCGGCACGTCATGCACGAAGCGCACCTTGTCGCCGCGCGTGACGCGCAGGTGCTCCCAGCCGACCTGCAGCGTGTAGGTGGCCGGGCGGTTCAGCGCGGTTGCGAGATGGTACCGACCGAGCCGGTAGACGTTGCCCTCGTCTTCGTCCTCGGTGGTCACCACCACACCGGGCAGATCGAGCGTCTCGAGCTCACTTGCCGTCTTGCGGGTGAAGCCATCGGCGAGAACGAGGATCTCGTCTTCCTGCCACTCGAGGCGCTCGGAGCGCGCCTTCAC